CCATTATGGCACTGGCGTCGCTCAGAGACGGTTCGGCCGTCAGAGCGTCGAAGATGTAGCCTTGCTCCGATCCGGCGTTGGCGAAGCTCTGTGCGGCCAGGAGAATGCGCCTGCGGTAGCGTTCGTCGGTTTCGTCTTCCAGCCGGGGCACGCCGCCAGGATACCGGCTCCCGAGCGCGTCAAGGTCCGAGCCGCTCGCGAAGGCCAGCGTCGTCGCGCGAGCCGCCTGATTGACCCGGTCCATAAGCAGAAGGTCGAAATAGGTCGCCGCCTCCTGGGTAATCTTGATCGGGTCGAATTCGAGCCCCTCGACGTCGTATTGCGCCCCGAGCGGCGGATCGTTCTCGGTCCACAGCTCCTTGAAGCGGTCGAGCCGGGCCGACAGCCGAAGCTCCGCATCCGGAATGTCGATGACGGTCAAAGCGGGGAGCCGGGAAAGGTCGATTACGCTAAAGCGGCTCACGCTTCCCTCCTCCAGCGGTTCTCCGCGCCGGTCACGACGAAGCTCCGCCGAACCTCCTCAGTCTCGTCGCCAAGGTGACCGCGAGGACGGCGGATGCCTTCCATGACGAAGGTGACATGACCGCGCCGCAGCTCCTCGGCGCTGGTCAGCCGTGACCCATCCTCGCGGGATTGCATCCTGACCCGGCGGATGCGGAAATTCGGCTCCCACAGCTCGATCGCCGTGATGATCGCCCACCAAAACCGCGCGATGACGCGCTCGATGGCGCTCTCACCCAGCAGATGCGGAACGAAGGAGCCGACCCACCGGCGAAGCACGCGCTCATGGTAGCGGGTCGCGAAGAGCGTGAGGATGCTTTGATCCTCATGCGCCTCGCCCATAAGCACCTTGCCGGTGATCCGGTCTACCCCGACCCGAACAGGCGCAACGACCCGACGTTCATCGTCAGGCCACATATACTCCTGGGGATCGAAGTAGAGATTACCGTTCGCCATTTACCGGCGACGGCGGGTGCTCGTCCCTTCCGCTTCGGCAGCCGTCTTCGCGTCGGCCTGCTGCTTCTCCTCGGAGAGCGTGACCGGACCGCGCCCGGTAATCTGGCCGGTGGCATGCTTCGCCGTGGCCGACATTTCCTTGCGCGGCTGCTCGCCGATGACGCCCTGGTCGAGGTAATACTTCGCCTCGGCCTCGGTCAGACGGACCTTGCCGCCCATCACGGCCTTGCCGCTCGCCTCGGTCATTCGCGGATCATAAACGTGGTATTCCTTCTCGGGCGCCCGCTCGCGACGGGGCTGCTGGGGATTGCGCGCCATTCTTCGGTCCTCCGATTAGGGCGAGAGTGCCCTTCTAAATCGCTCCGGCTCAGCTGTCACGGTCCCACGTTGACGTTCGGGCTCCCCGTCATCACCGCCGAACCGCATGCCACCGGGTCGCCGATGCGGCCCTTCTGCAGTCCGTTCACCCGGACAGTCGGCGAGCCTGCCGCCAGATGCGAGTCGTGACACTCCGGAATCTCCGGACAGCAGTGCGTCATCCAGTGGTCAGTTTGCCGGTGCGCCGGACGCCCGTTGATGCGGACATTCGGGCTGCCCTGGTCGTTCGGGCGGGGCGGCCAGCATTCGTGCCCGGTGCAAATGTCGGCGAGGCGAGCGGCGAGCGGCATTTCTTGGCTCCTACGGGTTTTCGTCTATCATCGGGCTGCGCAGGATTAGGTTATCCGGCAGCATTTCGACCTCGGAGTCTCCACACTTGATGATAACTCGCTCCGCCGTCATTTCAATGCTGCTCTGCCCAATCTCCCAGCGCCAGATTGCATCATCGCCGCCGCGCTGCGTCCCTTTCAGGTCGCCCCACTGGTAGGTATGCGTTTCATCGTCGGCATGGTCCGGCCGCTTGTTCGCGTCGTTCGGCGAGTAAGGGAGCAGCGTCGCTTGCGCCGGGTCGCCACCCGGACAGATGAGCGTCACGTTCTGCCCGACCTTATAGGGCTGCTCCTCGCGGACGTTCCCGAAGTGAGTATCGCCCTGCGCGAGCCACGGCGAAAGCCACGGCTGCCCGTCCGGGCGCTTCCCTATTTCGACCCGGATGAAGCCGTCCTTAACCTCATGCACGCGGCCGTGCCGGACGAGCCCGGCGAGCCGGCGCTCAAGGTCTGCAACGGTGAAGACCAGCCGCGCAAGGTCATCGCTCAAACCAACGGCTCCGGATCGTCTTTCGTGGTCACGCCGAGCGGTTCCCCGGTGTCGTAATCGGCAACCGTGCCCTTCTCCCCGAGCGGCGCCTCTGTCTCGTCCGGGATGACCACGGGCGCAATGCCGAGGCTCCGCACGCCCAGCTCGGTCAGCGTAAGGTGCTTCTGCGCGATGCGCCAGCTCGGGAGCGCCGGAGCCCCGACCGGGTTGAAGTTGCCCTCGATTAGCTCGCCGAGCCCGGCCAGCTTCGAGTCCGCCTTGAACGCGGCAATCAGGTCAGCCCAGAACCCGGTCGGCTGCTCGCCATATACGGGCTCGGCCAGGACTTCGAGCGTATAGCGCATAATCCGCGAGGCATACCGGACCGCCGGCTGGTTTGCGACCTGTTGACCGCTGCCGCCTCGCCGAATCTCCACGCTGGACCTTTTCACGACGAGCCGCCGCCACAGCTCCGCCCACGGGTTCCCCGTCGCGAGCAGAGCTTGATTCACCTGCCGCGCCAGAAAGCCGATATTCGCTTCCAACGCCTGATCAGTGTGCGAAAGTTGAACGGCCGGCTCGGCAGCGTCCGCATCGGTGTCTTGAGGCTGATTCTCGCCGGGGTCTTCGATCGTTTGCGGTTCTGCAACGCCGACCTCAATCAGCAAATAGACGCGAGGCATGGAACCGGCGATGCTGTTGTCGGTAATGTCATCGCCAAGCGTCTCGATGGGAACGTCAGCATCGTCGGTGTAGACCGCGACAAAGGGTGACGGGTTTTCGGTTACGCGGATTTCGGTCGGCGCTGCCGGCGAGTCGTGGACGTTCGAGCCGGCCCAGGTCGCGTCGAGGATGGCGCGGACCGTCAGCCACCGCAAAATGTCCATCGCGAGAATCATGCCTTCACCCGCGAGCAGTAGCAGAGCAGGCGGGCGGAGCCGTCATCGGCGACGCGCGTAATCTCCACAAGCCGGTCCTGCGGGATGGGCTCGTTCGGCAGAAAGAGCCGATCGCCCTTCCTTGGTCGCTCCGGGACGGTGGGGAAAAGCGCCATGTCGAAGTCCACCACAAGCATCGCGCTTGCGACGGTCCCGCCGCCAGCGCCCGGCTCTACCGCGCCGAGCGTCGGTCGCCAAGTGATGATCCCTTCGATGGGGCGAACAGGGCGGTTCGGGTCGGGCTGCGCCGACGAGCTGCCGGTGGTGTAACCGCCGCCGCCTCCCGCCGGGAGATACGGCCGCCACTCTACGGGCTCATTCAGCGCGCGAGCGACGGCCGCAGATGCTCTCGCGTCAGCCTCATCCCAGGCCGACATTCCACACCGCTTACGCCTCGACGCCCTTCTGGATCATCTCAGGCCGCAGGCAGACGTAGAGCGGATACGAATACTCCTCCAGGCGGACCCAGGCATCACGGTCACGGTCCGGGATCGTGAGCGCGTAAAGGTCGCGCCCCGGCGTGTTGATGAACGGGAAGAACTCGGCCGGGCCGAGAACCCGCTGGGCGAAGTCGCGAGCGCCGACCGGGAAGAAGTGCGCCTCGTCGTCGGCGATGCTGATGGTCGTGCCGTCGTCGGTGCCCCGGAAGTCGTGCCAGACGATCCCGCCGAACTCGAACTGCTCCGGAATCTCCTGGGCAAGGTCGCGAGCGGCCTGCCAGTTGAGCCAGAGCTTCTCAACGTTCGGGTGGGTGACCAGAAGGTCAAAGAACGACGAGCCGGTCAGCGCATGCACCTGGGTTCGGCCGTTGACCCAGCCGCCCTTCGAGGACAGCCGCATCAGGTCACGAACCTGCTTGCACTTGGCGCGAACGTTCGTCGTCGCCGTGGTCAGGGCGAAGTTGACCGGCGTCGGTTCGGCAACGCCCCAATTCGCAAACCAGTCATCGAGGACCGTCACGCCATCGGCGTCGAGCACTTTGCCGAACAGGGCGCCCATCCGCATATGCTCGTGGGTCAGCTCCTGATCCTGCCGGAGCTGCGCACCGCGAAGCGCCAACTCCTGCTGGACGGTCCGCACGGCGATTGCCTCGGGCGCGTCCAAGACGCCCTGCAGCTCCTCCGCCGTAAGCGTGGAGCCCTTGGCAAGACGCCGGGTCCGGAAGTCGCGAATATCGGCGCCCGGCAGCTCCAGCTCGACGGGCGGCGCGCCGATCGGCGACACCGGAATGAGCGAGAGCCGACCGAAGCGGCGGTAAACAGCGATGGTCCGGAAGCGCGAGCGCACCGTGGGGAACAGTCGCTCCCCCATCGCCCCGAGCATTTCGGGGATGTATTCCAGCTGCTCCATCGCCGCCGTGACTTCGACGGCGCTGAACTGCCGGTTTGCGGCGAAAAAGTTCTGAATTTGCGGCATCGGGGCGCTCCTTTACCGGAAAGCACAGCCGGCAGAAGCAAGCGACGCATAGGCCGCATCCTTCTGCCCTTGCGTCGGCGTCCCGGCAAACGCCAGCTCTGCCCGCATGAACTCGGTGTCGCGAACGTGGACCGTCGCCTTCACCGGAGCAGCGGTAGCATCGACCTCCTCGAAGAGAACGGCTGCCGCCGTCTCGGAGCCATCGGCCGCGCCCGGCGTATAGGGCGCATATTGGCCGGTAGCAGTGATGCGGCCGAGCACAAGCCCGCGAGCGCGAATGCCTCCCATCGCGATCACGACTTGCTCGCGGCTGCGGTAGCCTCGCGCCTCGCTGACGATGTGCCGACCCGTCCCGTTGGTTTGGTCGATCGAAACAACAGTCATCGGTTCACTCCTTCGTCAGAGCCCCGGCCGGCGCCGGGCTCAGTTTAGTGCCGCGCCGACTGCCGCTTGAGCGCCGCGTTCTGCTCGCTCACGGCCGCGTTCCAGCCGGTGCCGGGCTGGTGAACCTCGGGCTGGGCAGCCGCCGCCGAACGGCTCGCATTCGGGTCGGGCAGTCCGTTGATGTCCTGAGTGGCGCGGCTGCGCTCCTCGACGGACGCGATACCGGCCGGGCTCGCCCCGACCAGCTCGATGACCTTCTCCGCCGCCAGACCCGGCGCCTCGGTCGCAAGCTTGAGCGCGAAGGCTTCCTTGCCCTTGACCTTGTCGCTGTTGAGGATGGTCGAGAGCTTCGCGAGCGCGGCGGCCATTCCGGCGGACTCACCCTCGGTCTTGCCCTTGGCTACGCCAGCAGCCTCGCCCTCGGTCCGGGCAGCCGCAATGGCGGCGTTCGCCATGTCCAGCGTAACGACCTCGGCGTCTTCGGCCAGGGCGCCCGCCCGCATCGCAGTAAGTCCGTTCGACATGCGCTTCGCGCTCCTTCCGCTTGCGGACCCGCCAGCTCGGCGAGCCTTCCGGGTCAACTCATCGAGGACGTCCTCGAACGTCCCTACAGCATCGGCCAGCTTCGCATCAATGGCTTCGGCCCCGATGAACACTCGCGCCTGGGTGTCCTTTGCGGCCTTCGCCGAAGTCTTGCCACGCCGGCCGGTGGCAACCGTCTCGATGAACAGCTCATAATACCGCATCACTTCCGCT